CAACATCATCAATTTCACCATCCTGATTTACATCATATCCTAATTGTTCTATGTTTCCTGATGGGTCATCTCTGTTTGATTTATTATATAACTTAGGATCAAGTGTAGTTGTACCTGGTGTTACAGGTCCTATTTGATCATTAAATTCACCACTTAGAGTATCATTTTTATTAAGTGCTCCATAAAAACCTGAGAGAGTTCCAAATTTTCCATCAGTCACTTTTGTATTTCTTGTTCTTGGAAATACAGCAATTATGTATGACTGTGAATCTGTTCCACCTCCACGAATACCAAACACTGTATCACCCTGACTTATTCTAACAGATCTCATTTTATAAGCAGCACCAGATCCAGCGGTAGTTGGTAATAATGACTGAACATAATCTAACTGTTCATCCTTTATATTATCATTAATAGAATGATCACCGAGAATACGAACTTTATAGTACCATCCACTACCTTTATCAATTTGTTCTTTCATCGAACTGTATCCAGCAACCTTTCCAATAAAAAACTGAACACCAAGTTGTCCTAGTTTTGTTTTTTTACTTGGGTTTATAAAACTTGTATTGTCAGACATTGTTATTTTTGTTGAAATTGTCTTGGTCTACCATATTCATCACGAGCTAAAGTTAAAGCAGTAAATGAATTTTTTTCATCAAAATAATGACATAGATGTAAAATCAAATAATATCCACTTCTATGTTCATTATATTGTTCTAGAACTTTATCTTCTGTTTCTTGGGTCACAGTCTCAATATTCAACTTAATTACTTCACCAACTGTTAATTCAAGATTGCATGGAACTTGAATATCAACTAATTGGGCATGAAGAAGTGCATACCGAAAACGTGCCTTTGGTTCATACTCATTGACAGTTTTTATTAAAAAATCATCCCCAGCTGCAATCTCACTACCTGGTTTAATTACATAAGAATATGTTAAACAATGCGATATATTATCATTGTCTTGATCATTTCCAGGATTAACTACTATCCCATCACCTAATGTAACAGTACCTTCATTATTATGAAATGTAACTATTTTCTCTTCATACTCTAAAGTTTCAGAATTGAGAACACATATACGAACATTATATTCACCTTTCTTTAACGCATTCAATATATCTTGATCCCTTCTTACTGTAGGTGGAAGTAAAACCCTATAATTGTTCTTATCTTCCTTTAAATTAATTTCATGTACAGATCCACTCTCATAATAATATGTATGTTCCTTTGCGTAGTTTGAATTATTAAACTTTTCATATCCATCTTCAATCATCATATGAATTGATTTAAAATTAAATCCTTCTGAATTCTCAAAGAAAAAATATCCAGGATCACCACCAGATTCAGGTATTGATCTAGGACATAATTTTAAAATAGAATCAAGGGGTGGTTCCTGATTACCAGTAAACTTCATCGTATTTTCAGTCTTATGAAAATTTTTATTTTGAAAAGTTCCTTTCAAACTATATTCTTTATCAGTAGAACCTAAATGTTTAGCTGCTGTAATCTTAGTATTCTTTAAAATTGATTTTGCTATTTCACTTATTTTTGCACCACCTTTTTCACCATAAACTCTATCCACAACAGTATTAGCCGCTTTAATTGCATTTTTTGATACCATAGTAAAAAAAGCAGTTTGTCTTTGGTTCTCATCAATATTAAATGGACTACCTATAATTACAAAACGTCTTTTTTTCTTTGTCCAATCTAAAGTTCCACTTTCATTTGACAATTTAATTAATACTTCTTCAAAACCCTCCACTGGTAATCCATCTTTAAGAGTAGAAGCTAGTTCAGTTCTATCAGTATTAGTATCACCACCAGTTGATAACATAATGAAATTTGCTGTCACCATTGGAGAGTAAATACTCTCATAGTAATTAAATCCAGATATTTTACCTGGAATATCTACTTTTTTTTCTATAGCTGATGCAAAAGCATTACCAACCTTTTCTTGTACTAACTGGTCCCAAGGTTTTTTCTTAATAACTTGAAATTTTCCATAGTTAGATGCATTTGCAAAAGACATTATACCACCTCCGAATTACTATCTACAATTACTCTTTGTAGAACATATTTAGTTACTCCATTACCATTTCCATAAGTAAAATCACTAAGCATTGAAAGATCCTTACTATCATTTTTATTTAACAATTCTAAAAACTTAGAGTCAAATATCATCTTTTCATCTTCATCCAAGTAATTCAAATAGTCATTAGAAAGAACATTTTCCACTTCATTTGGATATAATTGAAAAAATTCTTTAGCATCCATTTTTTTTGTTTTTCCACCAGTAGTTACAAAGAAGTTTCCACCCAATGTAGGATCATTTTTATCATTGGGTACAAATCTAAATGTATCTCCTGTTGATAATTCACCCTCCTCTTTAATAAAATTTGTATTTTTAGTATTACTATCAATATCCTTAATTATTTTTTCTAGAGATAGTGCTTCTTCATAAGTTTTATCTAACTGTGAATTCGCTTCCTTTGAGGCTTTCTCATAATTTTCTGCATCTTTTAATGCTTGCTCTTTATCAACATCTTTAAATAAATTCAAAAATTGTTTAGTTCGCTTAAAAATAAAATTAACTATAGCTATCGGCAACTTATTATCTTCTTTGAATTTATCTTTTTTCTCGTCTATTTTATCTTTAATTTCATCTACATTGTTCATAACAGTCCCTACCAATAATAAAGATACAAGTCCTAATGCATTATTAAACAAATTACCCATTGGTTGTCCAATTTTACCACCAATTTTACTAACTGACCTTTCCAAAAATTTAGGCATTTCTATTTTCTTCTCTTTTTTTAATTTCATATCTCTACTTCTCAATGCTATTCTCAATCTTTTATTATCTTTTCTAGCATCAGAAAGTTTCTTAATAGAGGTAAATACCATACTCTTAAGATTTTGTGCTGTAATTTTGAGATTTTGTGCTGCTTCCATTAACTATAAATTATATCCTTAAAACCAAATTGTTCGGGAGTTTCGACCATGTAAGAATTACTCATATTCATTGATGATATTCTATCAACACCTGTTGCTGGATTTACCAAATCCCCTCCAATTGTATTAAGTTTAGGGTTTGTTAAATCTATATCAGGAAGCACTTCAAAAGTTGTTAAATTTGACTCTAAAGCTAAATTCCTAGTATCAGTTATTTGATTAACAAATTTTTGCAAATCAAACTCACCACCTGAAATATCAGAAGTATCAGAATTTCTATTTCTAAACAAATTGGATAAATGATACCAAGTTTCTCTGGTCGTCTGTGGATCAGCTGATCCAGAATATACCTTACTTAGTGTTGTATCTGTAGTGGGATCTACAATACCTAAATTATTGAAATCTAAATATCCTGCTCCCTCTGCTAGGTTTGAAATTCTTATTCTTTCTGCTTCTATTTCTGCCTCAGTTGCATTTGGATTCTTTTCCAAAAACATATCCATGAGTGATTTTTCGGTAATTCTTTTTCCTACTTCTTGATTTTCTTTCATCAAAGGTGCAAGAAATTTATTAACAAAATATGCATAGCCAGCCACAGCTGCTAAAATACCAAAAACAGGACTCGTAACTATTCCTTTTATAAAACTAAATACAAACTTACCTATACTCCAAATTTTCTTCGCTGTCTTCCATACTTGCCATCCACCATAAATTCCAAATAATCCTAATACATATTTTCCATATTCTGATATAAAGTCAAAAATAGATTCTAATCTTGACATTGTTTCATCATCTGATAATCTCTTTACTAAATTGGTTCCCAATAAACCTCCACCTAGAATAAGACCCAAGTTTAATATTTTATCAAATATATTTTCTACGGGTGCTATAACTGATTTTGCAATTCTTTTAGTAAACTTATCTGATTTTAGTGCTTCTAATTTTTTTTCCTTGGCATCTCTTTTCTTATTTAAATCATCTTTCCTCTGTTGATTTAATATTCTTTTCTGTTCTGCTAATCTTTCTGAATAATCTAATTGTAATTTTTCTGATATTTCACCCAAAATACTTGTAGTTTCAAGAAGTGATTGTTGTAAAGTATTTACTTGAGGTTTTAATTTATTTCCTATCTCATTTCTATGCGCCTTAAAAGTATTTTTTAGTATAGTAATCTTTCTCTCATTATTACCCACTCTCTCTGCAAGAGATGAACCAACCTTGAAAGTATTCTTATTAATTTTAGGTCCACCACTCATGGCAGCCATTTTTTTCTCAAAATTTTCAAAAACAGCAGATGATCTATCCATTTCTTTGTTGTGCTTTTAAGTTTTCGTCTTCAATATGTTGTTGCAACAATGATATATAGATCTCTCTTTCCCAAGGGATCATATTCTCAATCTCAGTTAATGAATATTTATGATACTGAATCAAGGCAAAATTTACTTTATAGTATGACTCCAGATTCGTGTGAGCCATACCTAAGTGAAAAAACTTGCCAATCCCTCCATTCTGATAGTTGATTCTACATTAGTATTTGGATTTTTTACTTTAACTGTATGAGACAACTTAGGCATAGTTGAGAAAAAATCTTCAATCATCTTAAATTGCTTAGAATTTAATTGATCTATAAAATCTTCAAGTTCTTTTTTAGTTTGATCAGATGCATTCCAACTCTCTTCTTCATTAAAAATCATATCAATACAAGATATAATCATATTAAATACATTTTCACTTTTTTCCTCAGTAGGAGTTTCAAAGTTTTTATCAATAAATTGTTCCATTGAAGGATACTTCATCTTTATTGACAGGGTATCATTTAATTTAATAATATTTTTATGCTTTTTATCTTTTTTAATCTTAATCGAATCAATATCAACATCCATAGTGACTTTTGTTTTATTGTCATCAGGACAAGTAATATTAATCTCAATTGTTTCACCAACAGATTTTGATCTAATATTTAAAAATAAATATTCAATATCAAATGTTGCAAGTGTTTCAATTTTAACTGTTTTAGTTAAGATGCAAGAGTTTAGGATTTCAATAACTGAATTTGTTATTTGTTTTTGATCTTCACTTTCTAATGCCATGATTAGAATTTTCTCTTCTCTAACAAGAAAAGGTCTATATTTAACTCTCTTCCCATTAGAGGGTAAAGTCAACTCATAAGTTGGAGTGTTTATCGTAGGTAAAGGCATAATGAATATTCAATTCAGTAAAATTATTTATAGAGGTATTATTAACCGTCTATTATATAGCGGTCATAATTAAAGTTTACTGATACTTTAAGAATATCAGCAGCACCATATGAAATTGGTATTGTATCAATACTCTTTGGAAAAACATTAATAAACCTGTATCTAAGGGTTCTTTTATAGTTTTTCTCAAATTTGTTTATATACATTGTATTACATTTATAAGAATCAGGATATCTCATTCTCCTATAATATGCACGATGATTCTGTTCTACACTTCTATTTGCACCACTTGTTATATACTCCATCCATCCTTCAAAAATCTTAAGAAGAGTATAATCTTCATCAATATAAAAAGAATATGCAATATCAGTATAAAATCTTGTATGGGCAAACTGTTGAGGAACACCCATGAAGTTATCTTTTACCTCTGCTGTTGCTAATGTAGAAGTTGGTAAAGATGCATCACTACAAAGAATACCCATCCTTCTTGCCATAAAATCTCTAACATCAGCAATATCACAATAACTTGCCAAATATGACTCAACTGCTGGTGTCAATGACGAGAATGTTACAAGAAAATGATTAGTCTGTGCTAACGAACCTATAATATTCTTCGCAACCGAAAGGTTATATGGTTTTATTGTTGTCTCTGCCACT